GGTTCTTTTGATGGTGGTTCAAGTGGAAGACAAGGATTATGGTTTGCTACACATAATGGTTCATCAATGGCAGAACGTATGCGTATCGACAGTTCTGGTAACGTAGGTATTGGTACAAGTTCTCCAACTGCTAGATTTGATACAAGAATATCAACAACAACAGGAAAAGTTGCAGAATTTCATAATTCAAGTGGTTATGGAATTGATTTTACTGTCGAAAGTAATAGTGGTGTAAATACAATAAGTTCAGGAACTACACAAGCATTAGCATTTGCAACAAATAGTTCATCAAATGAACGTATGCGTATCGACAGTTCTGGTAGAGTATTAATAAATGGAACAACTGCCGAAGGAACAGCTAAACTTCAATCACATCTTGGCACTTCTGGATATTGTGCAGCTATGTTTTCAATTCAAAATCAAGCAGAATATATTGAATTTCTTAATGATGGTGGTCAAGTAGGTTCAATTAGAAGGTCTGGTGGAAGTGGTGTTTCTTATAACACAACATCAGATTACAGATTAAAAGAAAATGTAGTTGATATTGAAGATGCAACAACAAGACTTAAACAATTAAAACCAAAGAGATTTAATTTTATTATAGATGCAGATAAAACAGTTGATGGTTTTTTAGCACATGAAGTATCTGACATTGTACCAGAAGCAATTAGTGGAGAAAAAGATGCAGTTAAAGAAGATGGTACACCAGACTATCAATGTATAGACCAATCTAAATTAGTACCTTTACTAGTTAAAACAATTCAAGAATTAGAAGCTAGAATAACAACACTAGAAACTAATAACCCATAATCATATAAGGAGAAAAACTATGGCAATAACATACGAATGGTCTTTCCCAAACTTTGAAACAGATTCAGAGAATGTAGTTAAGACAATACATTGGAGATATACAGCAGTAGATGGAGAACACTCTGCTTCTATGTATGGCTCTTGTGCAGGTTCAGAAGGTATGAACTTTGATGCTATGACTAAGGAGCATTGTATTAGTTGTGTAACAGCGAATGACCAATCAGAAGCTGATATGCAATCTAACTTGTCAGCACAAATTGATAAACAGAAAAACCCAGAAACAATATCTAAAACTAAGGAGTGGTAATGAACTTTAAGTTTGACGACAAAGACTATGATAGCGATAAGCTATCAGACAATGGTAAATTATATTTAGGTAAGTTACAAAATATTGGAACTAAAGAACAACAGTTATCTTTAGAAGCTCAAGATTTGGCTATCTTAAAAGCTAAATATACTGAGTTATTAAAAGCTGAACTTCCTAAAGATGAGGAAGTAAAAGAAGATAAGGCAGAAGCTAAGAAAAAATAATGACTAGAAAACTTACTCCTAAAATGGTTGCTGACCAAGCAACTGGAGTAAGACTTTCAAGCCATGAGAAACTATGTGCTGAAAGAATGAAGACATTAAACGAAAGTATTAATGAGTTAAAACGAGAAGTTAAATCTTTGAGACAAGATGTTTCTATGGGACAAGGGGGACTAAAAGTTATCCTTGCTATTGGGACATTAATCATAGGAATTATAGGATTTTTTCAGTTCAAGTGAAATTTATTTTAGCCTTTAGCATTTGCTCGGCAATCACAGGATATTGTAACAACACAGCAACATTACCAACAGAGTTTAATAGTTGGTCAGAGTGTGTTGGAGCAGGAGGTAAATTAATTCAAAATTTTTCTGTAGAAATGAAAGACCCTATTGAAGAAAGAAAACTTTACATGAATTATTTTTGTAATGAAATAGAAAAGGAAAATGTATGATAATATATGGATACTCTGTAAAAACTTGGAGAGATAAAGCAATTATTTACTGGCGTAACACAAATAAAAAACTTTTTACGTTGTTTGTGCTTTGGTCAATAATTCTTTGGGCAATGTAAGATGTGGTTAGCGTTATTAAAAAATCCTCTTACCAAAATTATAGCAGAAAAAACTTTTGGTGCTATTCAGCATAAATTGCAAAAAGATAAAATTGTAAGAGAAAAAGAATTAGACGCAGTATCACAAATTTCAATCGAACAAATTAAACAACAAGAACATTCATGGAAAGACGAGTGGTTGGTAGTTTTCTTTACACTATTAATGGCTTGTCATTTTATTCCATACACACAAGACACAATGGAACGTGGTTGGGCAATATTACAAAATGCTGACCCTATGTTCTGGTACATTATTTTAACAATAGTAGGAGCTTCATTTGGAGTGACTACAATGAATAAACTCAAAAAGAAATGATAGATAAAATTTTATATAATTTTTTTGGTTGGGTAGATAGTTTATTTGAAAAAGTTGAAGAAGTATTAACTTTTAAATTTCCTAAATCTAAAAAGAAAAAGAAATGAGAGATACTAAATCATTAGAAAGTTTTTTAAAAAAGATAGAAACACAAGCAAAAGAAAAAAATGTTTTCCGTCATTTAAAAAAAGAAGTTGAGCATGGTGCTAATGGTACAAGAGACTATGTTATTAAAAAAGGCATTAACGCAGGTAAAGTCGCTAAATGAAACGACAACACAATACTGCATTGATTGCATTACTTGGAACAATCCTTTTAGGATTATCTACTTATGTATTAATTACTATTGTGGAACTTCAAGTACATCTTGGAATGTTAACGGAAGAAATTATGTCAATAGATAAACAAATTGGCAGGATTTATAACCACATGGACAGACTAACTAGCAGATAACTGTGGCTAAACAAAAATTTTTGCATTTCGTACCTAGAGAGAAACCAAAAAAGAGAAAAGGAATACATGTCAAGTCAAGAAATAAAGGAAGCACCTTTAAAAAATACAACAGACAAGGAAGACCCCAATAAAATAGAAACTGTCCTACAAGAGTTACCACAATTATTGGTAAACCATGCTTATAAAAAATTAAAATCTGGTGAAGACTTAACTGCTTCAGAGATGAAAGTATGTTTAGAAGTTTGTAAGACATACAGTAAAGAACCTTTGACTAAAAAAGAAGATAACATTTTAGACGAAGTACCATTTGATAATGGATAAACGATTAAAGAATTTTAAAAATTTTTTGTATTTATGTTGGAAGCATTTAAACCTGCCTGAACCAACACCTATACAATTCGATATTGCGGATTATTTACAGTCTAATGAAAAAAGATTGGTAATAGAAGCATTCAGGGGCGTAGGTAAATCTTGGATTACCTCTGCCTTTGTATGTCATCAATTACTTCTTAATCCTCAAAAAAATATTTTGGTAGTATCTGCTAGTAAAACAAGAGCAGATGACTTTAGTACCTTTACACAAAGGCTAATAGGTGAGATGCCATTGTTACAACACTTAATACCTAGAGATAATCAAAGACATTCTAAGGTATCATTTGATGTAGCACCTGCTACAGCCAGTCATGCACCCTCAGTTAAATCTATGGGTATTACAGGACAGTTAACAGGTAGTAGAGCTGACATCATTATTGCTGATGACGTAGAGAGTGCTAATAACTCCCAAACACAGTTAATGAGAGATAGATTGTCTGAGACAGTCAAAGAATTTGATGCAATTATTAAACCTAATACAGGACGTATTATATTTCTTGGAACTCCTCAAAATGAGATGTCATTATACAACTCATTAGAAGAAAGAGGTTTTAAGACAAAAATATGGACTGCATTAGTACCTAATCCTACACAAAAAATTAGTTATGGTCATAAACTAGCAAACATCATACAGGGTAAAGAAGGTGAACCTACTGACCCTAAAAGATTTGATGCAGTTGACCTTATGGAAAGACTATCATCTTATGGTCGTTCAGGGTTTAACTTACAATTTATGTTAGACACAAGTTTGTCTGATGCAAATAGATACCCTCTAAAGTTAAACGATTTAATTGTAGCTTCAGGTTGTTCTACATGGAAAGAAGCTCCTGCTAAGATACAATGGGCTTCATCACCAGAACAGATGAAAGCTATAGACCCAGATATACCTAATGTAGGACTTAAAGGTGATTACTTTGTAGCTCCTATGATGATGAGCGAAGAATTTACACCATTTGAAGGCACATGTATGTCTATTGACCCTTCAGGTCGAGGAGCGGACAAAACAGCGTATGCGGTGCTTAAAATGCTTCATGGAGTGCTTTATTTGACCTCTATAGGCTCATTAGATGGTGGTTATAGCGAAGATACTATGGCTAGACTGGCAAACATAGCTAAGAAGAATGATGTAAACTATGTAGTCATAGAAAGTAACTTTGGTGACGGTATGGCAACTCAGTTGTTAAAACCTGTTATGGCAAAGATACACCCATGCGAGATAGAAGAAGTTAGACATAATACACAGAAAGAAAAACGTATTATAGATACACTTGAGCCATTAATGAATAGTCACAGATTAGTTATTGATGACTTGTTAATACACGAAGATTTTAAACTAGAACCTGACCATCAGTTGTTTAGACAAATGACTAGGATAACTAGAGACAAAGGTTCATTAAGACATGATGATGCCATTGATGCTTTAGCTATGGCGGCTAAGTATTGGGTAGACAGATTAGATAGAGACCAAATCTTATCTTACAATCAACACAAAGAAGAATTGTTAGACCAAGAATTAGAAAGATTTATGGAACACAACATAGGAAGGGTTCAGGAGAAGGATAGATGGATATAGAAAAGACAAAAGAAGCTATTAAGAAAGAAGAAGGTTTTAGATTAGAAGTCTACAAGTGTACTGAAGGTCATCTTACAGGTGGCTATGGACACAAAATGTTAGAAGGCGAAGAACCACCTAAAGACCACGCAGGTTGGTTAGTCTTGTTTGAAAGAGACTTTGCTAGAGCTGTTACTGGTGCAGATGATTTGTTAATGATATGTCCTGATATTGATGAGACTGCAAGAAACATTGTGGTTGAAATGGTGTACCAAATGGGTGCTTATGGGGTCTCTAAGTTTAAGGGTATGCTCAAAGCTCTACAAGATGAGGATTACAAACAAGCTAGTGTGGAAATGCTAGATAGTAAATGGGCTAAACAAACGCCTAATCGTGCCAAACGAATGGCAGAACGAATGGCAAATATTTAAGAGAAAAATCTGAGGGGGTATATGATATACACAGAGACACAGTTTCCCCCGTATGTCTAGCGTGTGAACGCACAGAAAACCAGAAAAGATAGGTATTAAAGGGGTTTTTGACTATATAAGGACTGCATATCCTTTGCAGGTACACGGGGGCGGGGTGCTTTTTTTATTTTTGCGTGTGTGTGAGATAGTCTGTTTTTTTGCGTTGCACCTGTGGGCGTGTGCGTTGCTCTCTTTAAGTTTCACGCACAGCCACACGCAAAGCACCACCACAAGCACCACCACAAGCCACACAGAGCCACGCACAGCCACGCCTTGAGGTCATTGCAGGGGTAAGGTCATAAGTATTTCAATCACTAACATTACACTATTAGATGAGAGCAAAAAAAAAGATAACTATGGGTATCTCTTAAAGTATCTCATTAAGTATAAACCAAAGGACAACCACAAGCACAACAAAGGATAGTTATTTATATAATGATTACTAGAAAAGACTGGCTAAAGACAGACGCAGGGAAGCAATACAAAGCCAGAACAAATAAAAATTATAGACAAAAGAAACAACAGACAAAGAAAGACAATTTAAAAGTAAATAAGTCTTTTGAGTTTCATTTTAAAACAAATCAGTCTTAACTATCCACTCGTAAAGACTAATTCTGTCCCACATAATCCTTTGTAATCCTATGTAATCCCATAATATCCTATAAATAAGGTAAAATAAGCCTTATTTAACAACATAAAAAAAAATTAACTTTTTTTACATTTAAGTGTTGCAATCCACAAATGCATCTATATAAGGAAATTACATTATTTTTTTACTGTTTTTTATCTACATACAAAAAACAAGAGCCACACACGGTGAGTGTTGCAGGTTCAGACCTCGAAGGCGTAGAGTTTGACCTGTGGGTGTTGCGATACCGATACCCTGCAAAAATATTATCTGGGCGAGTTTGTCTTTAATGGTGTGTGGGCAGTCCTCACGGTTTGGAGGCGGTTGCAGAGATGCAAAGTAGGCTAAACCATAATTTGCGGTTGATAATCTGCAAACACTCAGAGCTTGTCTTTAAGTGTTTACAGATTGCCAACGCAATCACAATCAATCAATCAACAAACGGAGAAAAAACAATGTCACACTTTTATGGTTCAATACCTTACTCAGCTAGAAAGACAACAGCTACAGCCAGAGGACATAAGACAACTGGTTTGGTAACAGAGGCGGCTTCATGGGAAGGCAAAATTGTTACGGAATTACATTTTGATACAGTTGTTAAAAAAGATATGTACTCAATTTATAGAAAGCCACACGGCTCTAGCGGTGGAGAGACAATCTTATTGGCTCAAGGTTATCTAAATGATGACAAGCCAATTTTTACAGCTACAGACAAAAGCAACAACAAGGCGGTGGCGTAATGGATTTAATAATAAGAAGATTATTATTTAAATTTCATATGCTGTTCACTGATAAGCACAACATAGAAAAAAAGGTCAGACTGATTTGCAAGTATGACCCTTTGAACATCTTAAATTAAAAATAGACTTAAAGCCTATCCAAGCGGTAGGCTTTGAGACTTTTTTTAAAGTCAATATCAATCAATCAACAATACGGAGTACCACTTATGCAAATTGCAAAATGTGTACAGCGTATACAAAGAGCGGAAAGCGTTGCAAAGTTTAAAGACAACCTTGCAAAACAAATCCACTTTGACAAATACGCAAAAGCAAAAGGTTCGGAGCGTTTAAAATTGTTCCATGAAGCTATTGCAGAAGGTTGGCTGACTGCGTGAGGCAGTTGTCACTCTTTAGCCCTCAAGAGCTGATGCAATGTTATGAAGCTACAAAAGTAATTAGCATTGTTAGAAAGTCTCTGAGAGCTGCAAAACAAAAAAAGCCTGTCCCAACTACGGGGCAGGTTTTAAAATTTCCTAAAAAGTTTGTGTCTTGATGATTGGGCTAGGTTGCCAATTAATTGAAGGCGAACTTGAGGAAATTAAAATCAATGCACTTGGCTACACTGAGAACGGCAGAGCCATTTTAGATAGTCAAGAGCATATATTTACTGAAGCGTTTGCAGAAATGGAGGTTTTGTCTGCTGAAGATAAACTTTTAAAATGGAAACAAAAATACTTCAATAAATAACTAAGAACGCCGTCAAAACTTGATTGGGTTTTGTAACCTAAGGACTAGACGGCGTTTTTTATTTTCAATCAACCAACGGAGTTAAAATGCTAAATAAAAAACAATTAGGTCTTGTAGTTGTCGGATTGCGTGACCTAAAGCAAAAAAACTTGTGGAATAAAAATCTTACTTTGTGGGATTTGTTGGAAGCAGGTTTAAAAGTTGACGCTCAAAAACAAATAGCAAAAGCTAAAGCAAAATGGAAAGCTATTGAAGAGAAAGAGGCTCACCTTGTCGGGTTTTAAATCTTATAAAATACGAGACGGCGTTCATATCCCTTCTGACAAATATCGGAAGGGGTGGAACGATATATTTGGAACTAAAACTCAATCAACAAAAGGACTAGACGGTGCATCAAAAACTAAAAAAACAAGTGTTATCATTTCTGGTAAGGACAAGGTCACTAAAACAGTATGATGAATTGTCACCACATCAGGTGGCATACAAAGCTGTTGATTTAATAGAAAGAGTTATTGAGGGAAATAACCCTCCATTATTTAATCTTACAAATGAAATCCAAAAATCAACACTGGAGGATTAATGGGTAACTAAAAGTTGTACTGAAGAGGCTTTAATAGCCGAAACGCCGTCTACTACTACTAGACGGTGTATACAACATGTGGAAAACTAACATTATTGGATTTAATTCACTAATGGATTGTTGTAATTTCTATCAAAACAAAGGAGGGAAATTGTTACTAACTAAAAATGTTTATAATTTTTGGGGTGTAGCTTGGTGGACATCTGTCAAACTATATTACTAAATTATAGACTTAACTAAGGAGAACAAATGGATATTAAACTAGGTTTATTTAATATTTATACGGAAAATTATTCCAAATGGAATACTTTTAATGTAAGTAAATCAAAACATGAAACAATTATTGATATTGCGTATTGGAGAATATACATATCGTAATTTTTTTTAAGTGTGATTGTCTTCACTTTTAAAACAAGAGACAATATAGAAAGTTAAAGGGGAGAAAATGAAAAACGGATTAAATCTATTAAAAATTATAGAGGAGATGCGTAAGTTTGATGCTCAAATCGAAGCTCAAGCTGTAGCGGTATTTTTTTTTGTTGGCGTTTACGGCGACAAAGATGGAATATCTATGCAAAAAATAAGTGAAGATTTAGACATAGCTCAGTCTTCAGTGTCAAGAAATGTTTATAAATTATCGGACATTAACAGACACAAGAAAACAGGGATAGGTCTATTAGAGGCTTTTGAAGACCCAATGGAAAGACGTAGAAAGATTGTACGTCTTACAGCAAAAGGCAGAAGAGTTTATTCAACTCTTTTGGAATGGGTCAAATAACAATGAGCGGAGGTACTAATGCAACAACGAAATGTAAAGTTGTTAACGGAGATACACCGCAAATTAACTCTTAAAGGTTGGGAAAAGTTGCAATCAAAACGAGCTGATACAATTATCACTATGTTAGGTCGTGGTATGCTTGTGACTGAAGTTAACGATACTCACATTGAAAACATTGTGGACACGTTAGAAGACAGGGGATTTGCTCCTGCTACTATCAATCGTTATCTTTCATCAATCAGTAAGATGTTAAGATTTGCCAATCAGAGACAGTCTATTTATCATCTTGATAGAGTGCCTCACATTGAATGGCAAAAAGAGGACAATGGTCGAGAACGATACCTTGAACCAATGGAAGAACAAGAAATTATCAGATTGTTAACTGAATGGAATATGGTTGACTATTTGGAATTTTATTTGTTTTTAATTGATACAGGTATGAGACTAGGCGAGGCGTTATCTATTAAGAAGTTAATGGTTCATAACAACAATGGAAACTATGTTGTTAACTTACCTGCTACGGTCACTAAAAATGGTGAGCCTAGAGGTGTGCCACTAACAGAACGTGCTAAGTCTATTGTTGTTAAACTGTTGACCAATGCGGAAAGAAACGACCTTGTGTTTAAACATCTAAAATATTGGACTTGTGAAAACACTTGGAGACGTTTGCGTAAGGCAATGAATTTAGAAGACGACAAAGAGTTTGTCATTCATTGTCTAAGACATACTTGTGCAACACGTTTGGCACAATCTGGTAAGGTTGAATTACACATGATTGGTCAAATGTTAGGTCACAAGTCATGGAAGATGATAAAAAGATACTCTCATTTAATACCTAATAATTTAATGGGAGCAGTAAGTGTCCTTAATGGAATTAATAATTCCACATAAGGAAAAGTAGTGATTAGAGGATAGTTGGGTTATGTGTAATTACAACGATAATAAAAGTGATGTATTTACTTGTGGATTGATACAATAGGATTTGCAATCCTCTGCGTAACCATTCCGCCACGTTGCCATCTGTTTGTTTTTGTAAGTAAACACACCAACTATTCTCTATCACACCTCTAATAAAATAGCAAAGGAGTGAACTTAATTTGTAAGTCATTCCGCAGTTGCATCAATCAATAATAAGGAGAATACATGAAGATACTTGAAATAATGCCAACGTATCAAGACCAGACACAAACTGAAAAGATGTCTGCTGAACTTGGAAAGAACCGAACAAATAAGAGAAGGCTCTCACACATAGAACGTGAAGAAGAAAGCGTTACGTCTTACGGTAAAGTTATTGTAGCAAATACAATACGTCCTTTAGCAATAGCCATTGCTGAATGGGTTGAACAGTCAATAGCAAATGTTCATTCTAAACCACCCATTGCTCTCAAATATATATCCCAAGTAGACCCTAAAATTGTAGCGTTGATAACTGCAAAACATGTAATCAATACTATTACTAATACTAAAAATCTTACCGCAACAGCTATCACTTTAGGTGGTAG